CCGACCGCCATTCCGTCCCGGTTCCGGCAGAAGCCGAAGCGCAAGGTAAAAGAATTTACCTTGATGGAAAGACCTTTGCCGTTCGCGGTGCTGGACGTGCTTCACCGCCTTGGCCGGGCCTATGACACCGCAGAGCGTAGCCGCCGCCTGATTCCGAACGCTGTCCGCATCGAATCCCACGAAAAGGACAAGCATGTAATCGCCGAGGTTGAGCAGGTGCTGGAGCTGCTTGGCGGCGTGAAGCAGAGCACCAACGCTTATAACTGGTATCAATTCGACTACGACCCGGACCCGGTCATCAAAGAGATCGTGTGTACCGGCGTTATCCCTGACCAGAAAAGCCACCAGTTCTACCCGACGCCCGAGCACATTGCCCGGGATGCGGTGGAGTTGGCAGAGATCGGCCCGGAGCATGATTGCCTGGAGCCGTCAGCGGGCATCGGAAATCTGGCCGACCAGATGTACCCGTGTTGCTCTATCACGTGCGCAGAAGTCAGCAGCCTGCACTCGGATGTTCTGGAGGCAAAAGGTTATTACGTCGAGCGCGGAGACTTCCTGAAGTTGGCCAGCGCATCCAAGTTTGACCGCATCGTGATGAACCCGCCCTACAGCCAAGGCCGCTGGCAGGCCCACATCGAGCACGCGGCAGCCATGCTTCGCCCCGATGGTGTTCTGGTGGCCATTCTTCCGGCCAGCGCCAAAGGCAAAGACCTGTTGCCCGGCATGAGCCTTACCTGGTCGAAGCTCTACGAAAACCAGTTCCGTGGCGCGTCTGTTGATGTGGTGATTATGAGAGCGGAGGTGTCGGCGTGAGAAGCCTGACTGAACAGCGGGCCTTCGACAAGAAGGTTCTGGAATTCCTGGTGGGGCAGCCGCCCCAGACCGTTTGCAACGTGGCGAGAGGCATCAACGAATCTGCCGAGGATTCCCGGGCGTCACTTCACCGGCTGGCGGACAGCGGAATGGTGTTGATGGTTGGCCGTGAGGGTGGTCCTGAATTGTTCCGGCTGAACGCCGGTGGGTATTCACCAGAGCCGGAGGCTGCGTGAAGAGATCCGGCCCTTCATTCCGCCAGCAGCAGGTTGAACTGAAGAAGTGCCCAGCCTGCCACGGCCGGGGAGTCGTTAGTGGCCTGTTCCATGAAATGCCGTGTCCTGATTGCGAGAGTAGCGGTTACGTCGCGAAAGACGCAGATCTAGCTCTGTCGGTTCAGGATCTAATTCTACAGCTCAGGCTGGAATGTAACGAGAAGGCTGCCGAGATCGAACGACTACGCCGCCAGCTGATGAACACCAACCACACCGAGAACAAACACGGCCCGATGGGCACCTACTACCGGGGAGACTGAGCAGTGAACCGAGCAGAATTCAAGCGAATGATGAAGGCCCGGGTGCATACGCCCAGCATCGGCACCGGCCAGACCCGCAAGCAGGACAAACAACAGATTTCCGAGCAACTGCGCCGTGATACAGAGGCCTTCATTGCCCGGGGAGGCCGGATCCAGGAGTTGGACAACCGGCAATCCGAGTTCAAGCCAACGTGGGCAGCCTATGCCGCCAGCGCATTCGGGGAGCGAAACAATGAAGCGTAGCCCTCTCAAACGAAAGACGCCGCTCAAGGCCAAGGCCCCGATGAAGCGTTCCAGCCGACCAAAGGCAACGCCCATTCGCCAGAGCGCAAATGGCCAGCCTTGCCAGGTACGGGTGCCGTTCATCTGCAACGGGGATTCGTCCACCACGGTACTGGCCCACCTGAATGGCGCCGGCCTGGCCCTGAAAGCCCATGACCACGAAGCGGCCTATGCCTGCAGTGCCTGCCACGAATGGCTGGATGGTGGTTACGTGAAGACCCACAGCCGGGCCGAGCGTGATCTGTACCACCTGGAAGGGGTGATCAACACACAGCGCCTGCTGGTAGAGCAGGGGTACAAGTTCGTGAAGGTGGCGGCATGAGCAGGCCAGTCCCAAGAAATAGGCTGGATCGAGTATTGGAAGGCAGTGCCTGCGAGAGAAAAAAGCCGTGCACCGGCCGGCTGAAATTGTATCGCGAGTTCGGTCCCAAGGCTGGTGTTCTCACGTGGCGGATTTTTCGTTGTGATCACTGCGGGAAGAAGCACCTTACAAGGACGAAGCGGGAGGTGGCGGCATGAACCTGGCTTTCGATTTGCCCTGGCCACCGTCGGTCAACACCTACTGGCGCCACACCATCGTTAACCGCCGCCCCAGGGTGCTGATCAGCAAGAAAGGCAGAGACTACCGAAAGGCTGTGCTGTGTCGGATTGGCATCAAGCACCGAAAGATTCACGGCCGCGTTTCGGTCTGGATTAAGGCAAACGCCCCGGACAACCGTGCCCGGGACCTGGACAACCTACCGAAAGCAATTCTCGACGCTCTGACCCATGCCGGCGTATGGGGTGATGACGAGCAGATTGACCAGCTAACCATTGTGCGCGGTGAAGTGAAGAAGGGCGGCGCTATCAGGGTGGTGATTTCAGATAAACTGGAGGCATGCGCATGACCATAACACTCGGCTGGTGGCTCCTGCCGCTGACAATCACCATCGGTGCATTCATGCACTTTCACCGGATATGGGTAAGAGGCTGCCAGGAGGGTATCGGTAAAGCCATCGCCACCGTTTTCGCAGTCTTTGCGGCCCTCAATGTCTCGCTGATTGCCTGGCTGGTCTGGGCCTTGATTGGGTGGGGGATAGCGCGGTGAGTGAGCGAGAGAGTGAGATGACGAGCTGGTTCCGGGCAATCATGGGGTTTGCCAATGCCGGTTTCCCGCCAAAGGGCAAATACCCGACGATTGATATTCCGGCCATGAAACTGAACTTGAGCGACTGCAACACAGAATCCGGCATCCCGTACCACGAATTGCTCTGCGGCCACCCAGAACCTGAGAAGAAACATGGCATGAAACTGGTTTACGTAGCCGGCCCCTACCGAGCCGAAACCCGTGAAGGCGTTGCCCAGAACGTAGCGGCCGCCCGTCACGTTGGCCGCCTGTGCGTTCAAAAGGGCTGGTTCCCCGTTCTGCCTACCGTGAACACCGCTCACTTCGACCACGATTTCCCCGGGCTGGCTGACGATCAGTATTGGCTGGACGGAACCATGGAAATGATGCGCCGGTGTGATGCCGTGGTTCTGGTGGATGGCTGGCAGTACAGCTCAGGTGCAAAGGCTGAGATTGAGGAAGCCCGGAAGATGGGCCTGAAGGTTTACATGAGCAGCCACGTGCTGCCGGAACTTGCGAAGGTGAACGCATGAGACTGATCGGCATTGCAGGAAAGGCCAGGAGCGGGAAAGACACGGCAGCTGCCTACCTGGTGGAAAAGCATGGCCTGCTGAAGTACAGCTTTGCGGATCCGATGAAGGCCGGGATCAAGGAAATGTTCGGGCTGACAGAGCAGCACGTAAACGGCGACCTGAAAGAGACCGTCATTCCTTGGCTGGGAGTTTCGCCCAGGCGGTTGATGCAGACCCTGGGCACCGAATGGGGCCGGGAAATGATCCGCCATGATCTCTGGGTGATGCTGGCTCAGCGCCAATGGGATCAGATCCGCCAGCCAACGGCTGACACATTCCATGGCGGGATGATTGTTCCGGATATCCGTTTCGAGGAAGAAGCGGCGTTTATTCGCCGGAATGGCGGGCTGGTGATTCACCTGTTCCGGGATGACCTGCAGCTGGTAGAGGCTCACAAGTCGGAATCTGGCGTGTGCTTCATGGACGGTGACTGGCTGATCGAGAACAACGGCACCATCGAAGACTTGTATAACGAGCTGAGTCGGGAGTTTATCGGCCGACTGGGCAGCGTGGCGTGAGGCAGGGGCATGCTGCAGGAACACATCGAGGCCAACAAGCTGATCGATCTGGCGCACACCGGAGACCGTGAAGCTTACAAGGCCAGGCTGGCGGAGTTACAGAAGAAGTATCCGCCAGCAGTCTACGAATCCATCACCAGGAATGCGGCAAGACAGTACAAAAGCGAAGTGAACGATTATCGGTATGTTGGCTGGCGGGCTGACTGGATCAATGAGAGAAAGGGCGAGGGCGAATCGAATGGCTGAGCAGAACCGGAAGACGGCAGAGCAAAAACTGTGGCGCAAAGACGCTGAGCGACTGGTTGAGCAGTACCTGGACTACGTGTTCTGCGACGCAGACGGCGAGAGTATTGCCCGGGAGGGTCGGAGCATGATGGGCCTGTATCTGGATTTCCATGGCGACATTCCAAAGGGCTCCGGGTTTTCGGGCTTTTGCACGCTGGCCGCAAAGGTTGACCGGATGCGGATACGTCACGCCACGAACTGGATGATCCGCGCCCGGGATATTGTGACGCAGCTCGACGGCGACCTGGTCAACGCTCTGTGTGTGGAGCGTCTGTATCGCAACCGCCCGCGTGCGGCCTTCGACCCAATCAGCGAGCAGCGGTATGAAATCTGCTGGGGTGATATTGAGTGCGCGCAGTATCTCGGCATTGCCCCCGGGACATTCCGCAACCGGATCAGCTCAGGGTACCAAGCGTTGGTGGAAATCATGCGAGAGTTGCGCGCCGCCGCTTGACTCTCAGTGACCAGCGAGTACACTTAAAAATAATCTGAAAAAGTGTCCCCGAAAAACCCGCAGCCCTCACAGGTTCGCGGGTTTTTTATTGCTCATCTGCCAGCTCGTAAGTGCAGACAGAGTTACGGCCCCGCTCAGCGCGGCCAGCCCGAATACCTGACGATCTGCGCGCCAGCAGACCCCTGCCACCCTTGCGGTGGCTTTTTTATTTTCCAATCCAGAAGATTGCCCATGAATCGCGAACTGCTGAGATCACAACTTGAGCGGCATGAAGGCCTGCGCCTGAAGCCCTATCGAGATATTGTGGGCAAGCTGACTGTCGGTTATGGCCGGAATCTGGAAGACGTTGGCATCAGCCGCGATGAAGCGGATTTCATGCTCGACAATGATATTGACCAGGTCGAGCAGTACCTGAAGACCGTGGACGAATACAACGAGCTGGACGAGGTTCGCCAGACCGTTCTGGCCAATATGGCGTTCAATCTTGGATTCTATGGCCTGATGGCGTTTCGAAAGACATGGCAGGCCATCGCTCGAAAGGATTACACGGAAGCCGCAAAGCAAATGCTCGACAGCCGGTGGGCTCGACAGGTGGGCAATCGCGCCCAGGAATTGGCCGATATTATGCGTACCGGTGAGGTTTCTGGTGAGTGATGTAGCTGACCGTAGGCAATGGCACCTCGATAAGAGCGTCAGTGTCGCCCACATCATTACGACTGTTGCGCTGGTTGTGTCGGCGTTGTGGTTCCTTGCCGGGCAAGACCGGAGAATCAGCAACCTCGAACTGAACTACGCACACCTGAAGGCCGCTCGGGTAGAAGATCAGGAGCGGGCTGAACGAAAGTTCGACGAACTCAAGACCGACCTGCGCATGATCAACGCGAAGTTGGATCGACTGATTGAGGGCAGCAGTGGTGGCTACTGATCACCCGAACCCGAATCAATGGTGGTATCACCGCCGCCTGATGGCCTATTTCAGTCTGGCCTGTTTGACAGCGCTGCTTATTGGGATGTTCGGCGGCCGTGTGCCAGAGGCCATGCTTCCGCTGGCTGAAACTCTGGCCTGGGTGTTTTCTGTGAACCTTCTGTACTACTACGGCGGCAATGCCGTGGCTGAGTGGCAAAAGAAATGATTGGTGCAGCCCTCAAGGCCAAAGCAGCCCCATACCTGCTGCCGGTTATCGGCACTCTGGTGGTGGTTGCTGCTGGCGCGTTCTGGTGGCTTTGGAACGACCGGGAGCAGCTGATGCAGAAGAACGCTCACCAAAGCCAGTTACTCAGCCAGGCGGCCAATACCAGCCGCGAGAACCTGCTGGCTATCAATTCCCTGACCGCAGCCATTGAATGGCGAGATCAGAAAGCCCTGGAACGCCAGAACCGCCTGGCAAAGCGCGAACACGAACTGGCCCAGGTGCGCGGCGAACTCGAAGAGGCAATGAAAGATGCTCCGGACTGTGTTAACCAGCCTTGGCCTGATGCTGTTTTTGACATCATGCGCCGAGACACAGTACTTGACCCGAACCGTGTACGTTCGGGAGCCGGTGCCAGCGGAGTACCTGCAACCGACTCCAACGCCGGGTCCGGAGGTTAATGTGATCTATTACTGCCCGGACTACGTGGAAGTTTTGAAAGACACCATCACGGCCTGCAATGACGACAAGCTGGACGTTCTGGACTGGGACAAAAACCAGGCTGAGAAAGTTCAGAGGATGAATGCCCAATGACCCTGACTTCTGATTCTCCTGCCAGCATCACCGCCGCTCGGGGGTTGAGCGTGGCTATTGGTGGGGGTCAGCGAATCATCACTGGTACGGGGTTTGGCGCAGGCCCAACTGTGGTTTTGTTTGACCGATTCGCCGGACAAGACCGAGAGGTTCTGTCAGCAACCCGGCAGGCCGATGTCGGTCAGTGGGCGAATAAAGGCGGCGCGTCTGGCTATGATGCGCGCCTCTACGAAGACAGGGGGCGGACGTGGTTTGCGCACCGTGACCCGGAAGCTCTCGGAGTGAGCACGACTGCGGCTGTCTGGATGTTCTTTGCCACACAATCCCCAGTGTCAGAGTTTCGATTCGCCCATAGAAGATGGGTGCCAACTGACAGGCATTTTCCGGGCGCAACAGCCCCCGGAGAGTATGACACCAACTCCCCAAGCAGTAGCTGGAAGCCGACATGGGCCGCTGGATCTAATGGCTCCGATTTGTCCGGGATAGAGTCAAACGATGGGCAAGCGGATCTTGTTTTTGATAGCCACATTTTCACCGGTTCAATGAAAGTGACGGGAAACTCGGTACAGCCGGAGTCTCAAGCTGGCGGCGGGTTTTACACAGGCTTCAGCTTTACAGCTCCAACGCTGACAACATGGTATCAGTCCGGAGTTGAGTCATCCGAAGGGGCTTATGATCAGATTGTTGATCGCATTCTGGTGCATGACGGAGCCTCAGTACGGGAAACAAGAAACGATGTAGACACCTTCCGAGCAAACGCCGATACATGGTCAACGATGAGCAAGGCGTATCAAGGATGGAGGCTCGGAGGTCTAATCACAAACGGTGTTCCCTACGATAATGCCATGCCATTGATTGCTGACTTTTATTTGGCGGTTGGGGAGAATAGCAGAGCCTGCATTATAACTGGTGATGCAGCGACGCTTTCAAGCTGCACTGAGGCGTACATTGTCCCTCCGGATAGCTGGTCAGATACTGAAATCAAGTACACCCCGGCCGGTCACGAGTCCCTGCCTTACACGCACATCATAACGTTTGACGGTTCACTTATTGAAAACGCGGAGCACATCTAATGGGTTACATAGGTAACTATGCACCGAGTGCGCCGACAGTAAGAGCAAATAGTACATATTTCCCCGGCGCCGTCCTTCTATACGGGCAAGCGTACCAACCTTCGATGGTGGAAACTGCCACAACTTTAACTGCCATTGTTTCGGGGTATGCTGATGCGAAGGCTGCGGTTTATTCTCACGACGACGCTGCGGCTACAGTCAACGTCACCAGGGTCACTCCAGAACTGACAATACCTCAAGGCAACTCGGGCAGTGGAAGCCCCCAAACCAAGACTGTGACTTTTGATGAAATAACCCTCTCGCCTGATAAGTTTTACTCAATCGCTGTAAAAGACGGGGCTTACTACTATTGCTCAGGCTCAACTGATAGGTATGAAGACCCTGCTGACACGTTACCGGCGACTTGGACGGATACAACCCGAGAGTCATCCTATACTGATGCTCCGGCAGTTTGGATTGAAACTGTCGCAAGTACCCACTCAATCCCGGCAGCCGACGACATAACCGACGAATCCCAGCCAGCCACTCTCACGCTGTCTGGCAACGAGAATGCGCCAACAGGCATCACCATCAACGGTGAAGCCGGCAGCAACATCACCTTTGTTTCTGAAAACGCTGGAGCCGGTACCGAAACCTACAGCTACGAACCTCCATTGATCGCCGACGATGACACGGCCGATCTGGTGGTCAGCGTGGATGGCACTACGGCAAGCACAACCATTGCCTACGCCAACAGCTATGACCGGGACCAGCTGACACACCCAGCGACCGAGGCAGAGTACAGCGAAAACTCGCTGAGCTATCCCAACGCATACGCTACCACTCAGCCCTATGAGTGGAAGGTGATAACGGATGCCAACGCTTCCGTGGTTACTATCGATTGGGACGCCCTGGAAGCTGACGATGGTTTCCACAAGGACGTTGCCAGCTATGCCACCCCGGTGGCCAACGGTGTAACCACGGTCACGTTGGGCGTGTTTGTTCCGGAAACCGGCCAGGCCTATCAGTTCGACAGGACCATAACCGTTTCGGATGGCAGCGTGGTGGTTGAGGGTAAAGGCCTATTCCGCTCCCTGTTCTCAGCGCTCGAAAAGTCATTGTTTAAGCCACTATTCAGGTAATCCGCCATGCCAGTGAACACACTTACCGCCGATGAGACAGATAAAACCTTTGAAACCAATGCCGACGCAAAACAGCACTACTTCCACTCGGAAACAGTGAACAACGCCACAGGGGACTGGCTAATCATCCCCTCCGGTATTGGTGATGTTTGCCTGAGTGTCGCACCCTCCAGTGGCTCCGCCCGCGTTGAGTGGACCCAGGCCCCGGTTGCAGACCTGGAAACCGGATCCCACCAGGCCCGCCCCTGGGTTGCGGGCGATGTTTCCGTATTCACCAGCGCTGTGATGGCCTCAGTTGTGACTGCGGTACGCTGCGTGTCCACTGGCCCCACCGAGTTTTCGGTATCGGCATGAAGATTACAGCGCCCGCCCGAGCTGTGAAGCCCGCCCCGGCTGTCCCTAACCGGAAATCTCCGGGGACCCTGGGGCCGGCAAAACCCCGCGGGGACGGTGCAACCACTCGGTTTTCGTAAAATTTTTGGCGCCATATGAGGCCTCACCAGAGGTCTTTTTTTGTGCCAGTAAAAACAATCACTTAAATCTGATTCATCTGAGTATCCGAGGCAACGAGCGAGAACGATGTGGCAGGCGAAGTCAACAGCATTGCTGATGCGCACAACTGGTCGATCAGTCAGATTGCCCGTGCCTTTGGCATGGACCGTAAGACTGTTGCTCGCCGCCTCGAAGATAGTCGGATAACGCCAGCCGGCAAAAAGAACGGCTATCCCACATACGCACTTCGTGACGTTGGGCCGGCCCTGTTTTCTGAACACGTTCTGTTCGACCCGGAAGACGACCCGTCGAACCTCCCGCCCTCAGAGCGGAAAGCCTGGTATCAGTCGGAGAACGAACGGGTAAAGCTTGAGAAAGAGCTACGCCAATTGCTGGCTGCGGAAGAAGTTCACCTGGAGATGAGCAAGCTGGCCAAGGCGGTGACCACCACGCTGGATAGCCTGCCGGACATTCTCGAGCGTGACTGCGATTTGCCCCCGGAAGCCATCACCAGAGTTCAGGACAGCGTGGATGCGCTGCGTGAACAGATGTACCTGCGGATAGTTCAAGACGAGGACGACGAAGAGTGAGTTCACTGGCCTGTGCTTCACAGATCAAGCGCCAGATTGCCGAACTCATCAAGCCGCCACGTCGAATCAATGTCAGTGATGCCGCTGTTGAGTACATGAAGGTAGTGGACGGTGGCGGCAAGATCGACCAGTTCCGCAAAGACCTAACGCCATACATGAACCGGCCCATGGACTGCCTATCCAGCCGGAAGTATGACGCGGTGATCTTTATTGGTCCTGCCCGTTCAGGCAAAACCAACTGCCTGCTGGATGGGTGGGTGGCCTACGTGGTCAGCTGCGACCCCGGCGATATGCTGATTGTTCAGATCAGCGAGGATAAGGCCCGGGAATACAGCAAAAAGCGGATAGACCGCATGCTTAGGAGTTCACCGAAGCTGGCGGATTTGATGAGTCCGCATGGCCACGACAACAACGTCCACGACAAAACGTTTAAGGCCGGAAACTACCTCGGCATCAAGTGGCCCACGGTTAACGTTCTATCGAGTTCCGATTACCGGTTCGTGGCCCTCACGGATTACGACCGCCTGGACGAAGACCTGAACGGTGAGGGTGACCCGTTCAGCCTGGCATCCAAGCGGACCCAGACCTTTATGTCTTCGGGCATGACTCTGGTTGAGACCTCTCCGGGCTGGGAGATCACAGACGCAGACTGGAAGCCGGATCCGGAACGGCCGCACCTTGCACCACCGACCAAGGGTGCGCTTGCGCTATACAACCTCGGCACCCGGGAAAGGCTGTATTGGCAGTGCACCAGCTGTGACGAATGGTTCCAGCCAATCCTTGAGAACTTCAACATCGATGCCGCGAAGCCATTTTGCCCGCATTGCGGCGTGATTGCCGAAGGTAAGCGCAAGCTCAACGCCCGGGCCGAATGGATACCTGAAGGCTGCGGCCTGACGCCAGCCGGTGAGCTGATCGGAGTGCCGCGCCAAACCCGAATTGCCAGTTTCTGGATGGAGGGCCCGGCGGCCACATTCCAGACCTGGGAGAGCCTGGCGGCAAAGCTCAAGCAGGCCGAGGAAGTCTACGAGCAGACTGGCTCCCAGGAAAAGCTGAAGACCACGATCAACACAGATTGGGGCAGGCCGTACCAATACCGAAAAGCGGAAAACGTTCGCAGCCGGGATGCCATTCAGGAGCGTGCGGAATCTCTCGGTGAACGTGTGGTGCCGGAAGGTGTTCGCAGCCTGTTTGCTTCAGTGGACGTGCAGGGCGGCAAGAAGCGCCGCTTCGTGGTCCAGGTGTTTGGCTACGGCGAACACCGGGAGCGCTGGGTTATCGACCGGTTCAGCCTTCGGATGTCGGAGAGAACCGACGACAACGGCGAGAAGCTGCGCATTGACCCCGCTGGCCATATCGAAGACTGGAACCTGTTGATCACCCATGTGATCACCAGAAAGTATCCGCTGGCGGACGGTAGTGGCCGTGAAATGCCGGTGCTGGCTACCGGTATCGATACCGGTGGCGAAGGCAAGCATGGCGGTCACGCCTCCGTTACTGAAAGTGCATACCAGTTCTACCGAATCCTGAAGCGCCAGGGCCTGCACCGAAAGGTGCGGCTTCTGAAAGGTGGCAGCTCCCGATCCGCGCCCCGGGTTAAGGAAACCTGGCCAGACAACACCGGCCGGAAAGATCGACACGCCAGCGCCAAGGGCGATGTACCGCTGTACCTGATCAACACCAACCTGGTGAAAGACACGATCAGCAACGCCCTTGAGCGGGACGAACCCGGCCCGAACTACTTCCATTTCCCGGATTGGCTGGGCGAATGGTTCTTTGACGAGCTCACTTACGAGCAGCGACTGGCCAACGGTAAGTGGCAGAAGCCAGGCAAGGCGCCCAACGAGGCCTTCGACCTCTGCGTGTACGCCGATGTGGTGGCCACGCTCTACGGCTACGACAAGATCAACTGGGCATCGCCCCCGCCGTGGGCCCGGGACTGGGACAACAACTCCGAGATCCAGGCCGATGGCGAACGCTCCGCAACCCGCAAATCAACAGTGCCTCCGGCTCAACGCCAGAAACGGCGCTCCCGAATCAGGTTTCAGTGATGGCATTTACACAGGACGATCTGACAGCAATCAATGACGCGATTGCGACCGGCGAGCTGGAAGTGCAGTTTGCGGACGGAAAGCGCGTCCGGTACCGCTCCATCAACGAACTGATGAGAGCCAAGCAACACATCGAGAATTCCATTTCCACCGCCGCCGGCAAAGCGCCGAGGCGCGGTGTGCGCCTGAACGTGAACAAGGGGGTTTAAGGTGACCAAGCCAAGAATCCGTGTTCGCGCTGGTGAAGTGCCACAGTTCAAAGCCCAGGCGTATGAAGGTGCCACCCAAGGCCGCCGGGCATCCGGGTGGAGCGCCCCGGCCACCGGCCCCAACCGCGCATTAAATGGCAGCCTGAATACCCTCCGCAATCGGGCCCGCCAAGCCTACCGGAACAACCCGTGGCTTGAACGCGCCATTAGCCGCAACGTGGCGAATGAGATTGGCACCGGCATTACTCCGCTGTTCGAGTCCAGCAACGACGATTTCAACGAAGGGCTGTCCGATCTCTGGACGCCGTGGACGGGGATGTCCAGCCCGGACGGTGTTCTGGATTTCTACGGCCAGTTGGCACAGGCCTGCCGGAGCCGCCGCAGTGCGGGCGAAGTGTTCATCCGGCTGCGCTCCCGGCCGGCATCGTTTGGCATGGCCGTTCCGATTCAGCTGCAGGTTATCGAGCCGGACCATGTGCCGGAGACGATGAATGAAACGCGCCCGAACGGGAACCGCGTCATCGCCGGCATCGAGTTCAACAAGCGCGGCCAGCGGGTGGCTTATCACATGTATACCGAGCATCCGCAGGATGCGGACGGAAGCATGATGTCGCGCCAAACCATCCGGGTTCCGGCAAGCCAGGTGATTCACCACTATCTGCCGATTCGCCCCGGGCAGGTGAGGGGAGAGCCGGACGTAGTTCAGGCCCTGCTGCGCGCCAAGACCTATGACAGCTACGAAGACAGCGAACTGGTGCGCAAGGAAACCCGGGCGCCATTCACTGGCTTTCTGCAGAAAGAATACTCCGGTGAAAACGACTGGAACTTTGACCCGATCACCGGTGAGCCAGTGGATGGCGACGACCCTCTGCCAGAGATCAACGCCCAGCCCGGCACGGTGCTGACTGGCGCAGCCGGCGAGAAGCTCACTCTGTTCGATGGCGACAACACCGGTGCCGGCTATTCCGACTTCCAGCGCCAGCAACTGCTGGCCATCGCTGCCGGTACCAAGTCGCTTTATGAGTTGATGACTGGTGACTGGAAGAACATCAACGATCGCGTGTACCGGGCCATGATCAACGAATACCGCCGCGAGATCGAAATGGCCCAGGACCATCTGGCCATCCACCAGGTGTGTGAGCGGGTTGGGTTCTGGTTCACCGATGCTGCCGTTCTGACGGGTGCCGTCCGCGCCCCGGGCTACGCCGAGCGGTATGACGACTACAACCGCCGTGACTGGCGCACCCAGCGCTGGCCACACATTCACCCTGAGCAAGACGTTAACGCAGTCGTGAAGGAAATCGAGAACGACCTGGAAAGCCTGGACGCCGCCACCGCCAAGCGTGGTTACCGCGGTAAGGATATCCAGCAGGCCAACGTCAACGCCCGCAAACGCAAGTCAGACATGCTCCGCAAGGCGGAACTCACCGAAGAGGAATAAACAATGTCATGGTTCACAGCACAGGCTTCCGGTGACCGGACGGCCAAGGTAGTTATTGACCGGGCCATTGGTTCGGACTGGGCTCCGGATTGGGTGGCCGACTTCACCGGCGAACAGCCAGCCCGCGAGTTTATCGAAGCGGTGGATGCCCTCGGCGAACTGGACCGCATTGATCTTGAGCTGAACAGCCCAGGCGGTGATGTAGCTTCCGGCGTTCGGATTATGAACTACCTGAAAAACCATGAGGCTGAAGTTCATGTTCGGGTCACCGGCATGGCGGCCAGCATTGTCACCGTGATCATGCTGGGCGGTGACACCCGGACCATGGGTGTTGGCACCAGCATCATGACCCACCGCGCTTCCACTCTGATGATGGGGTACTACAACCGCAAGGAGCTGGAAGACCATGCCACCGGTATCGCTGCCATTGATAACGCCATCGTGGATGCCTACGTGGCCAGCACTGGCAAGACTGCAGACGAGATCAACGCTCTTCTTGATCGCGGCGATGTCTACATGGGTGCCGATGAGGCCATTGAATGGGGCTTCGCAACTGACAAAGACGCCAAGCTCAAAGCTGTCGCCAGCGCTGACCCTGCCCAGTTCCGACAGCAGATCGAAATGCAGGGCAAGATCCGCGCTGCCGAGGCCGAAGCGGCCGGCTACAAGTCGCAGCTTGAAGCGCAGAAAAAATCCATGGATGAACTGCGGACCGAGCTGGATGCCTTCAAGAACCCGGTGGCGGCCACCGCAGATGAGGTCATTGCGCTGTGTTCTGATGCTGGTTTCGATTCACTGGCGGTTTCGATGGCCAAAGAAAAATTGCCAATAGCCACGGTTCAGGCCCGCCTGAAGCTTGCCGCAGAAGTGAAAGACATTGCCGCTGCTGGCGGACTGGACGCTGATGTCCTGATGCAGCACATCTCCAATCCCACACAGATGCTCCGGACCGCGATTACCGAGGCGAAAGCTCTGACTGACCAGGATCTGGATCATCACCACACGCCCGGTACGGGCACCACCGCAAAACAGCCCGACCACAAGCGGGCCTACGCACAACTCAATAACCTTGGAGGTTAACCACCATGGCAACTACCGAAGCCACCCGTGCCGGTGAATTTCTGCTGTCAGAAGCTAACGGCACCCGTTCCAGAGAAGCTATCACCGTAACCGGCGGATCATTCCCTGCCGGTCAGGTGCTGGGGAAAATTACCGCAAGCGGCAGTTATACCGCCTACGACGCCGCCGCATCAGACGGCACTGAAGTGGCGGCCGGCGTGCTTTATGACGCTGTTGACGCATCCACTGCTGACGCCAGCGGTGTTGCCGTTGTGCGCGATGCCGAAGTTAAAGCCGCTCTTCTGACCGACAACGACGCCGCAGGCACTGCCGATCTGGCTGCTGCTGGTGTCATCGTTCGATAACCCAAGCCGCTTAACGACAAGGCCGCCTGCTGGCGGCTTTTTTTGGTGCGCCCGGCACGGGCGCACTCCTGGAGGTGCAAGTCCTCCCGTGAGCTGGCCACAGCGAACCAAGTGA